AAAGCCATGATTATTCCTTATTCAAAGCGAACAGTTAACTGTCCTGATCCTATAGTAAATATATCACCTGTTTCTACTAGCTTGGCAATATCTAAGGGACTATGGAAAAGCTGATTTCCACCAACATCTGCATCAAATAATGCGATGTGCGTAATGGTTCCAAGTGTTGCAGTAGCTTGTGGAAAGCTAACATCAACATTGCTTGTAAATAAACCATCTACAGGAGCACCAAAAGTTACTGGTCTTCTAGCATAACCACCACCTGATACTTCCGTACCTGAGTTGTCATCTTGTGGGTCATCTGTAAATAAACCTACATATATAGTTGTTGGGCTCGTATAAGAAGAGCCTCGTAATACTGCATTTCCTAGAGTATTTTCTAGGTAATTACTCATTTCTGCCATGATTTTACCTCGATTTAAGTTGAATTGTTAATGGTGTGGATGGATACTCGCTTTCATCATCAGACTTAGCTAATGAGTCGAGTCCACGGGTATACAATGCCGACCATGTTTGTAGTCGTTCATCGTTCATAAGGTATGGCTCTGCCTCTGCAAGAGATGCATACAATAATAAGTCAGGTGCATATAATAAAAATACATTAGAAGCATTAGAAGGGCTTAAAACCTCAGGTCTATGGTAATAGATCATTTTTAATGCATAATCACCAGCTGGAATTGGGCCAAATTGAAACTCAGAACCTATCAGTGTGTAATATGATGGTTGCCCTGTCTGTTTAACTACTGGATTATCATAAAAAGCAGATGAAGTTTGATATTCCAATGTATAAATTGGGTTTGTATCTACATAAATAGTTTTAATTGCTAAAAAGTCATTAGGAATGGCTATAGTTGCATCACCACTTGGTAAAGTAGCACTAGAATATTTAAGCATTTGACGTAATCGACAATCACGACGTAAACGCTCCTCACCTAGCTTAATAAATACAGGTATTTTGTCAGTTAAATCATCTCGACCTAAATACTCAGCCACCAACTCTTTAAATTTGGTGTAGTTTTCAAAATTACCAGCCATTATACTGTTCCTTTTTTAGTCCTGAAAAATCTGTTATCAGGATGGTTAAGCCATGCTCTAAATTTCTTTTGATCTAGTACATGAAATCCTCGCATAATGCCTTGTTTGTTTAAGTCATCAATACAGGTTAATGGTATAGATGCGATCTTATTATCAAAGATGTCATCACCCCATTTGCCATTGTCTGCGTTATATTCTTTTTTATTTTTTTTCTACGATATCAGTTACATCTTGTGATGTTTGGATAATTAATCCACCATCTTCTAAATCAGATGCTTCAGTGATTCGCTTGACGTTTTGATTGAAGTCTAATGTTTTTTTCATGCCAAAATAATATCCCTGATCGTTTCATTCTTAGAAACATTTGGTTAACTTTTTTTTGCAACTTTGCTCCTCCATGAACATCAAGGAGTTTGTGTTTAAATTGTGGTCTAAGTACATTCATAGGAAAAGAGAGACCCTCCGAAGAGGGTCAATCCTTAGTTAATTATGCTAAGTCAGCAATAATTGCGTGAGCAGCTTCGTTTTTAACTTCTAGTGTGTATTCAACTAAAAGTTGTGTTTTTTCACTGTCACCAGTTTTTGCTAGTTCATTTGTAGCAAATGGTCTTAAGTAAGCAATTGCAGCATACTCAGGATCAAGAACAAATGCTGTGTCACCACCATCACCACCAACATCTTGTGGGATAAAGCGGTTAGGAACAACAGATAAAGCACCAAAGTCTGATAAGTAAACATCAGCAGCACCTACGATAGTTGACTGACCTTCACTAGGAGCCATATATCTTTGTTCAGCAATACCAGCGAAACCTGATACAACTTGTTTTTGTGTTGGAGAAACCATTAATACTGATGGATTACCACCAGCTTCATATGCTTTCTTAACAGCATTTTTAAGCATTGTTTCTGTGAAAGCAGCGTCTGTACCAGCTACACGAGCAGTTGTACCATCGCCAGTACCAGCAGTACCTGAGCCTTCATAGTTTGTATTTAACCAAGTTTGTAAACCACCCAGTTCTCTAGCTGTAGAAGCAGAACCTGCATCGGCAGCTTGGTTAGATAAAAGAATAGTTTCCATGTCTCGTTTAAGTTCAGCAGAAGCTTTTGAAAGCTGATATGCTTTTTCAGATTTACGACCAGCCTTATCAACCTGCTCTAATGTGCCTGAGATTTGGATAGTTTTTTGTGAGATCTGAGTTCTATTACCTCTACGAACTGTTGGAGCTAATGTTGCTGATGCAGCATCATCGCCCTCGACTGCAGCGTTAGCCGCATTAACTGCTGCTAAAGAATCTGTTTGCCATTCATGATAAACAGCATTTGCTTTTGTTTTACCAACAGATGACATAAATGGTGTATCGGTTGGAGAGATGTCATAAATAACATCTGTAAGGTCTTCTCTCTGACCTATGGATGTAACGGTTTTATATGTTGCCATGATATTTTCACTTTCTTATTCAATAAAGTTTTCAAAAAGAGCTGCGGCATCCCGGACTCTGCCAGTTTGCTTAAGCCTAGTTCTTTGTTTTTTGTTCACGTCGTTATTTGTTTCTGCAACCTTAGTTCCTGACTTAACCATCTTTGGTGCTTTCGCAACTTTTTTAGTTACAGCAGGTTTAGATTTTTGAAGCAAATCATACAATCGTGCTTTGTTTAGGACTTCTACATGACGAGAGTCATATACACTTGCTAACTCTTGGTCACTGAAGCCTACACTTTTTCCGTAACTGCGAATCTCATTTCTGAGGTGTTCACCTTTAACAGGGTCTGAAAACTCTGGTAGGACTTGTGAAAGCTTTTGTGCTTCTTGTTGAACATACTGTGCCATACGTTGCTGTTGCTCCACTTGTTGCTCTTGAGCAATGCGTTGCTGTTCAGCTCGGACCTGGGCTAGTTGTTCTTTTTTCTCGGTATTTTCTGCGACTCGCATCGCGTATCCTATTGGGTCGTTTTCTTTTAACTTGGCTAAGTCTTCTGACTGATGTGTTGTAGCTTCTAAAAACTCCTCTACACCTCTTAGCCTTTGAGCATATGTATCTCTAACTTGTTGAGCCTCAGTAATTGCTTTTGCTTCGACTTCTAATGCTTTTCGATGCTCTGCTAATTCTTGAGTCTTCTTAGTGTAATCAGCACCATATTGATAGCCTTGTAACAATTCATCGAGGGTAACCTCTTTTTCTTCGCCTGCAGCTTTCACTGTAAAGCGTTGAGTTTCTTCAGGTTCCTCTTCTTCGTACTCGACTTCTTCGTCAGTAGCTTCGTCAGTTTCAAGAGCCATTTCTGCATCATCTAAAACTTCTTCGTCTACTGCTACTTCCTCAACAGATTCTGTAGCGTCTGCCTCAACAGTTTCGGTTTGATCCGTAGATTCCTCACCTGCTGATAAAATGCCTTCAAATGCTGTTGCAGCTTCATTCACAGTTAAAGGTCCACTTCCTTGTTCAGGAGTCATGGTTTCTTCACTCATTGTATTTCCTTAATGTTCCCTTTAGGCAAGGGTTGCCATTATAGAAAAGCCTATAATATCTTCCATGCTTTATTTTTTATCTCGCTATCTTTAGCGATGGATTCAAAATAATTCATGAGTTCGTCTATCGTCTTTACACGAATGTATGCCTGTTCTCTTTCTTTAGCATCCTGTTCGTTAGAATGGATAATTCGGTTTATTTGGTTGTCTCTTAATTCTTGGATTACTTCATTAAAATGTGGGTCATGAAGTAGATTCTTGATTGCTTCCTGTCGTGTCATTATTAGTTCCTAATAAATTGTCAGCAGAGTTATTTAAAAACCTTGCTGCACCATATGAAGTCCTTGGGTCACCATAAGGAGTGTTCAAAAGATTTGCCTGAATAGGCTGAAGCATGTCACCATATTGGTTACCATAAGCTTCATTAGCTGCACGATACATGCCAACATTTTCAATTGGGCTTGGAGTATATCTAGGGCTATTAGCATAAAGATAAGCCATAGAAGGTGTATATTGTGTTGGCCCACTTTCAGGTGTAAATGCAGTAAACCCTTTAACATTTACATCATCGGTAACAGGTCTGAATGATTGACCACCAACTTCAATAGTTCCTTCTGCTCTATTAGATCCACCACCACCCATGCCATATCCATAAATACCACCCATATAACTAGGAGCAGAGTGTGTAATCGTATAAGGCTCATACATATAGTTATCACGATAGTAATATCCTGTATCACCTACTTGTTGTAAGCTAGGATATTTGCTACTTGCTGTTAGTCCTAATAGTTCATCAGTATTCATGTCTTGATTAACAGCTTGTGTAGTAGTAGCTGGTACCCTAGGAGCATCAAAGTTTAATGCCATTCCGGGATTAGTCACTCCCATTTGTTGGAGTTGATTAATTACTGCTGGAGAAGACATTACTCAATCCCTTTGTTTAATTTTTCAATCTTTTCTAAAGCTTCCATAATTGTTTTAGATTGATCAGTTTTTAATTTTGCATCTTTGTTTTCAGCATCTAACTTAATTTTTAATTCTTTTAATGCTAGATCCATAGTCTGTTGAACTTCTTTTTGTTTTAGTTCTAAAGCATCTTGCATTGCTTCTAATTGCATTTGCTCACGATCTAGTTGTAATTTAGCTTGATCTGTTTGTGATTTAAGTTGTGCTTTTTCTCTTTCAACTTCAGCTAAAATCATTGCAGCCTGTGTATTAGAGTCAGGTTGTTTTTCAGATGGTTGAGATAGTTTCTGATTCATTTCAGGTGTAATTTCTTGTAAAAACTCTGAAGCATCTTTGAAACCAGCCATGTGAACAAACTTAGCTAATGTGTCTCTATACTGTTTAATGTTAACTAGAGGATTAGCTAAACCATACTGTTGTAAAATCTGTTCTTGTTTTTGTAAGATCATAGCCATAGTAGATAACTGCTCTTGTCTTTGACCTGTACCTAAACCAACATTGATTGTTACATTGTAGGTGCTATTCCATTCTCTAGGATCAAATGGCACAAACTCACCATTGATACGAATGATTCTTTCTTTTTGTTGATACTTGCATAACAAATGTAAAATTCCTCTAAATAAAGAGGTAACGCCAGTCTCTGCAAATATTCGAGCAATTAGTTCCAATTTGCCCGTGGATGCTGCCGACATCGCAGAGACGGCTGCGGCAGTAACATTTTGCAATACATCAGGATCTAGACCCTGTTGTGAGTCTGAAATACCTGTTCGTTTTGCTTGAATTGCATCTAAGTATTCCAACATTGGGAATGATTGACCAGCGCTGGATTGCACTGTCAGTGGTACTAAAGCTGCAGGGTTTTTAATTCTAACAACCCCACCTGCCGTAGATGTTAATAAGTCATCTAAGTTAACCTGACCTTCTACTGCACCAACACGATAGTTGTTAGTAAGGTAGAGGTTGTCTAGCATCTGTCTAGTGATCGTAGACTTAATTAACTGTAAGTCCATAGCTCGGTCAGCAAGAGAGTGACCATAAAATTTATGAGGAATCGGTATTGGGCATATAGAATGGAATGGATTGTAATCACATTCATCTTCTTCTAAAATTTCTTTACCTGCATACACAACTCGTTTGTACTCAGCGATACCATCATCATCATCATCTACTTTTAAATAACATTCGTAGACTTCAATTAATTGCATTGCTTCATCATCTGATGTCATGTCATGTGGTTGCTCACCACGAGTGTATCGAGCTATTCTTTCAGGGCTAAACTCTAAGGCATCACCATCAGGTAAAGACATCACTGTCTTTTCATCATAACCCATTTGCAATAACTCACCACGAGTCATCATCTTACGATGTGCAGTAAATGGTGAATCAGAAATACTTCTTGCTCGTTTAGAAATTAAAAATTCTTCAGGTGGAACATTTTCAATTACGACCTTACCTTTATTTTCAGATCGTTTGAGTTTTACATTGTAGTAGTATTGATATTCTTCAGGAGTAATCACTTCACCATTAGGACCATTGACTGCTTCTACTGCTACTGTTTCAACTGTTTCTTTTGCTACAACTTCAACTTCTTCATCTTGCATAAGAATAGCAAGTTCGTCTTCAGAAAGATATTTGTATTCTTCTTTTTTTACATCAAGTTTATCTTCCCAGTAGCATTTAATAACACCCACTTTTTGTAGTAGTGCATCTTTAAACCAATTGTGCATGATGATAAAACCATCATTGTCTTTATTGAATACCCAATTAGCATATTCACTTGCTTGTTGAGCAAAAGGGCCATCGCCTTCATTAACTGGCTCGAACTGAACAACTTTGTCCCCGGATGCAAATAATCGCATAAGTTGTGGTAATGCACCATCAACTACCTCTGCAACTTCACCAGTAACAATTTGAGATTTACCTTCTACTTCATTACCATAAGGTTCACGAAGATAATACTCTAGTGCCTGTTGTCTCTCATCTGTAGTTTCAGATTCAACATAGCCAATAGCATCTTCGATCTCATTGTCTAGTATTGCTTTTAATTTTTCACTCATTATAC